CTCACCACCAACTCCAGTAATGGATATATTGATGGAACTCTTACCTCCAGAGTCTCTGTCTTTCTCAAAGTAGCTGACGGGTAGTAATCTATCCATACAAAGCTTCCAAGCCGCTGCTTGGTTCTTATGATCATCGTCCAAGGCTGCTGACAATATACTATCTAACACCTTCCTACTCTTAGGAGATGCTAGCATTCTAGCCTTGTAATCATTAATAATAGCCGCATCACCCTTGGGTCTGCCTAGGGCCTTGCGGCTACCCTTGGATTTTGACACAACTGTTGACTTCTTTGGTCTGCCTTTCTTTCTTGCTATAGGCTTATCTTGTTCAGTACTGCTCAAAGCATACCCCTTAGTTATCTTATGTATACTTAAGTATGCTTTAGGAGATACTTTAATTATTTCTTTAATAATATCTTTAAAGCTTTACTGTAGTACCAATAAGGCGATTGGTTATCTTTATGTCTTTACTATACTATATATTATATCATATATTAAAGTAAAAGTCAAGAACTATTTACTAAAGCCCCCTAAATAAACTTAGCTAACTTGTGTCATTCTTGTGTCAATACTTATGTCCTTTAGTACACCTATGTATACATAAGGGGCGAGGCTAAGGAAACCTATGTAAATCAATGTGTTACAGGTATACACAGGGATACTGTTGTTAATCCTATTTTCCCTCTTTTTTGTATGCCAGAGGGTACAGTAACAATCTCACGCATCCACAGCGCCCCCCCGCCCCCTAAGTTATCCACAGGTTTTGCACATGTTACCCACAGGCTGACCCAGTGTTCCACATGGAACATAAGTTATACACAAGTTATCCACAGGCTACCCATGTTGGCATGGTTCTTGCACAGGGTGAGTGCATGTGTGCCGTATGGTACTTATAGCATACACAAGCATACACAACTTGGCACGAGTATTGCATGGCATGACACAAGGAAATTGGTGTATAGAAGGTAGGCAGTATCTATTTGTAAATTAATTGCAGATAGTTGTTGCATCCTGCGTTCAATGCTGTATTGTGGACCCACATTCATTGATACACATATAGGCACATAGATATGACCAAGTTCACTACTAATCAATTATCAGCTCTCGCTGTGTTCCACAACATCGTTGAAAATAGTTCAGACTTTGGAGATCATGATTTTGCTGAGATGAAAGATTTAATCCGCTACCTTGCCCAACGTGGTTGGAGTGTAAAAAGCGCAGAGGGAACAATAGGAAGTTTATTAGAAAACCCTGAAAGTGGCATACGATGGTACGATGAAGCTGATGGCGGATACCATATATACCAAATACGCCTCCCTGCTGATCATCCGCTGTACGGCTGTAACGACTAAACATTATTCAGTAAGTTTAACAATGGCCCCTTGAGGTAAGGGGCTATGATTAAACTAACTAAAGGTAATACAGATGAACACACAAGACGTTATAGGTTTCGTAATACTGGGCTTTATAGCCGCACTATCCACACTAATGTTTATGACGGGGATTATAGGATGAGCAAATCAATACTAATCGAAATCAAACATAGCTATGGCCGCAAGGTCATCTATCCCGCATGCAATAACGCGGAGACATTCGCAAAGCTAGCAGGCACTAGGACATTAACAGCAGAGGCACTGGCCTTAATCGAGCAACTAGGCTATACTATCGACACAATTACACCAGACTGGAGAGATTGATATGATTAACCAGATGGAGTTCCAAACGATTGATTTGGAAGAATTTAACGCGATGATTCAGCAAGCCGTCATCAGGGGCCTGACTTTTAGCGCAGAGGCCGCAGGTGAAATGCACCGCCGAATATATATAATTACATACACTGGAGGGTATTAACATGTCAGGAACTAACAGGAATACTTCACAAGATCCAAAAAGACATGGGCATCAGGGCAATACAAAAAAGTGGCAGGTACAGTACCGGAACAATGCCGCAGTACGTGCAGAGAAAAAAGAGTTCGGATGTACTGGTGTTGACGAATGGACAGTATCGCCTAACTTAAGACTAACACAGGCAGACCGTCTGATAGATAAGCTCAGTGCAATGGGGGATGAATACAAGTTGATTAATCTAAATTTAATAAATAGTTGACTCCACTATGATCATCAGTTAAGGTGGTCATACTAGAATCAACTAAACTAAACTAAAGAGGCAGTACACGATGAAAATTAAACAGATAGCTAGTAACATGACCGAACTTGACCTAGGCTTTGCACAGGTATTCTTCAGCTACGAGACACCAGTGGCCGCATGTCTAACAGATGGCACACTGGTACGCACAGCAACCAAGTACAGCGTAACCACCACCAAGCATATTAACAAGTGGTTGCAGGGCTGTGAGGCGCTTACAGTGCCACAGGATCGCATTGATTGCCTGCTTACGTCAGCTAGCGAATGTGATTCAGACTATAGCGAGGTAGCATAATGAATAAGCAATTACGCGAGTTCTATTTGGATTGGTTCAATAATTATCTAACAGTAGAAAAAATAGCAGAGCATCACGGGCTAGATGTGGATGATGCAAAAGCATTAATTAGCATGGGGCGATATATGCATCATAACCACGTTGAAAGGATAAAGAGAGAGGTAGCGTGATGAGTATTAGACCTTACTTGTGCCACACAGCATGGGGGGAAGCTGAAAAAGAGGGTTTAGTTCCAGTCCCTCTAATAAAATACAAGGATAAGACAGCAGTGGCGGACGAGTATCATGTTGAAATGTGGGGTGCTAGTGATGGGGGTAGTTTATATAAAGCGAATCTCGCCATAATAGAAGATAATAAAGTGACTGCTTTTATTTATGGGTATAGATACACAGACGCGGACTTCTTAAAATGGACGCTTATCGCTAAAAACCTAGACGATTATTTAAGGCTTTCAAGTTTTGACAAACCGGAGGTAGCGTGATGAAACAGTTGATAATATTTTACACTAAATGGATCACAATAGGCTTTGCAATTGGCTTTGCAATAGGGTATATTATCGGTCACTTACAACAGAGCGGAGGGATTTAAAATGACTAGAGCATACTGGAACGGATCATCTGAGGACTGGCTACACGGTGACGAACACTGGTCACACGACATCGTAGAGGAGGTAGAGGACTCCGAGGAGTACCTTCCCGTGAGTGATGAGGAGCTTAAACAGATGAGGGCTGAAGTTAAAGATAGGACTTTAAAGGCCAATTGGCTACGACTACAACGGGAATTTCCCGCAATTGAGAGGACTAAAGCATGACGCTAGAACAAAGAAGAGGTAGGGTTGCAATGCTAGACCTGAATAGCCACATGGCGAGTATGTCACTGCTAGAGTACCACATAGGACAGTGGCACATTAACCGCAACCTGATCGAAGGATCGAGCGACATAAAGCAATTCGACAAACTACTGGAGGAAGTGGAGGAACTCAGGCTCTCACTAGATGGCGATCTAACGCCCATAGATGATTTAGGTGATATCATGGTGGTATTAATCAACATTGCACATAGAAATGGCTTGACACTGCATGACTGTATGGCTCATGCTTATGACGAGATAAAAGAACGCAAGGGCCAGATGGTCAATGGTTTATTTGTAAAAGAGAGGAGCAAAGAATGAATATTTTAGGCAGGACACTAGGCGTTGAGTTTGTAAATGGATGCGGTATATATCTGGAGCTAGCTGACAGTAGGGCCGTGTGGTGCTACAATACAGAGACAGAGGAGACAGTTGCAATGCCCTTTGTTGGTGTGTTACTATACCTCCCCTTTATCCTGATTAGTTTCGGGCGTGTTTATGACGAGGTTGAAATCTAATGCTAAAACTAATGCAAGGCGATTGCTTTGTTAAAATGTCTGAGTTATCTGATGATGTTGTGGACGTTGTTATTACGTCACCCCCATACAATCGCAAACGTAACGACAAATATAACAATCATACGGACGTAGTGGAGGATTACGTTGGGTTTTTGGAAAGTTCAATAAACGATTGTTTGCGAGTGTGTAAGGGTAATGTCTTTTACAATATCCAAAAGAATAGTTACAACAAGCAGGATGTCCATAAGATTATGGGCATGTTTTCAGAGCAGATTATTGAGGTTATTATCTGGAAAAAATCCAACCCAATGCCCAACCCGCATTTGATTAATTCATACGAGTACATTCTGGTCTTGTCAAAGACAAATAAATCTTTAAAGGCTAACACGACTTACACTCTGAACCATTTTGAAACTCCCGTATTCTCAAACAACCCCCATAAGGCTATACATAGGGCGGTTATGCACCCAGAGGCTTGTCGTTTCCTGTTAGAGAACTTTACGCAGGAAGGTGACGTTGTGCTAGACCCGTTTATGGGCGTAGGGACCACAGGTGTTGAGAGCGTCAAGCTAGGGCGCAGTTTTGTGGGCATAGAGTTGGACAGTACGTATTTTAATATAGCTAACGAGAGAATAGAGGGTGTATCTGATGAGTAGAATTAAAGAGAACCTAATAGGCTACGAGCATGAGCCTAACGATTGGATAGAACCGACAGCCCTAGAGATGTGTGAGGAGCTAGTCGCGCATGACCTGTACTGCATGACACTCAGCGAGGTAAAGTTTAGGGTTGCAAAGCAGGTGCGAGAGGAGTACTATAGTCAGGACATAAACATTATGAGACAGCAGTACATAGCCGCCTTCGGCAAAACAGACAATTACAATGAGGTATTTTAAGATGAGCAGATGCAAAGCGTGTGACGTTATACTAGGGGAATACGAGCTAAAGCGTATTGACAAACTAACAGGACATCATGTTGACCTGTGCAATGTATGCTATAGTCACAGCAATGACGCTATAGAGGACGCTAGTTCAGAGTTTAAGCATCTTTATACAGGTTTATTTAACAAAGAGCTTGACACACTTGTCGAACACTAGTATAATATTCAGGTAATCAAGGGGAAATGCTTTAAGGATTATCATTAAAGATATAATTAAAGCATACTAAAGTAGTACCAAAGCGGCACAATGTGTGTCATAACTTTAAGCAAAGAGGCAATACCAATGGCAGTAGTCGAAGGCACAATAGCGTTTGAAAACCTAAACACCCACGAGATGTATCAGGGTCAATCCACAGGCAAGTACTCAGTTGTCATCAGCCTAGATGACACTACAGCAGACCAGTTAGAAGGTCTTGGCATCAAGATGCGAGAGTATGAAGGCACTAAGCAACGCAAGTTTAGTAGCAAGTACGACATTGGAGTTGTAGACAAAGACGGTCAGCCCTTTGTAGGTCGCATAGGTCGAGGCTCTAAGGTCAGGCTCTTGTGGCAGGAAGGACCACCACACCCTGTTCACGGTACAGGTACGTACCTCAACAAGATCAAGGTCTTGGAACTAGCAGCGCAGGAAGAAGAAGGGGACTTCTAATGTCAGTAGAGTCAACATTCGTCCAACATGAGTCATGCCCTTCGTGTGGCTCATCGGACAATCTGGCTCGTTATAGTGATGGACATGCAGTCTGCTTCTCTGGGGGCTGCAACCATTACGAACACGGCAAGGGTCAGATAGGCCAAGCAGTACAACGTAAACCAACGAGGCTTTTAGAGATGACCGGAGTAGTAGCGGCGATACCCGATAGGCGTATCAATCAAGAGACAGCCAAGCGTTATGGTGTAACGGTTGAGTACGGGACGGATGGTCAGATAACCAAGCACCACTATCCCTACTTCGACAAAGACACAGGCACAGCGACAGGCACAAAGGTGCGGATAGTAGAGAACAAACAATTCTATGCGACAGGAGGTTTTGACAATGCGGGTCTCTTCGGCCAACAGGCGTTCAAGTCAGGCGGCAAGTACATCACGGTCACGGAAGGCGAGGCAGACGCAATGGCTGTCAACGAAATGTTTGACGGGAAGTGGCCCGCAGTCAGCATCAGATCAGGAGCAGCAGGAGCAGCCAAAGACATCAAAGCCAGTCTCGAATGGCTAGAGACCTTTGACCACGTAGTCATCTGCTTTGACAACGACAAGGCAGGACAGGAGAGTGCTAAGTCAGTGCTTAATCTGTTCACACCTAACAAGGCTAAGAACGTCACGCTACCTATGAAGGATGCAGGTGATATGCTCGTGGCTCGTAAGGTGTCTGACTTTGTAAAGGAGTGGTGGAATGCCAAGGCGTTCAGACCTGACGGTATTGTCTCAGGTTTAGACACATGGGATTTACTTCAAGAGAAGAGGGATGTCAAGTCAATACCCTATCCTTGGGAATGCTTGAATGCTTTTACCTACGGCTTTAGACCGCAGGAGTTAGTGACCATAACATCAGGGTCAGGCATGGGTAAGAGTCAGATCATGCGAGAGCTTGAGTATTATTTATTGAAGAACACGGAAGACAACATTGGCATCCTAGCACTGGAGGAAGATATACCTAAGACTACGTTAGGTATTATGTCTATGGAGGCTAACAAGCTACTTCACGTACCAGAGGTACGAGCAGGGGTATCAATAGAGGAAGAGCGTGGTTATTGGGAAAGGACGTTTGGTTTAGATAAGGTACATTTGCTAGATCATTGGGGTAGCACAAGCGAGGACGATCTGTTAGGCCGTATACGATACATGGCTAAAGGTCTGGACTGCAAGTGGATCATCCTAGATCACCTTAGTATTGTGGTGAGCGATCAGGAAAATGGCGATGAGCGTAAAGCTATTGACAGTATTATGACAAATCTTAGGAAGATAGTTCAGGAGACAGGTGTAGGACTATTCCTAGTGTCACACCTACGCAGACCTAGCGGCTCCAAGGCGCATGAAGATGGTGGTAAGATCAGCCTAGGGGAGCTACGAGGCAGTGCCGCAATCGCACAGCTTAGTGATATTGTTATTGGTTTAGAGCGTGATCAACAACATGCTGACCCTACTGCACGTAACACAACCTGTGTCCGTGTGTTAAAAAATAGGTTCGTGGGGTTGACAGGGCCTGCCTGTTACCTGTATTATGATAAGGAGTCTGGTCGTATGATTGAAACCAGTTGTCCTACAGGTGATGAAGCGGAGTTTTAAAATGGCTAATAGAGTTGGACAGTATTATATCTCAGAGACAGATATAGCAGACCCTGTTATTATTGACGAAACAATTAACGAACTTGAGAGGCTAGGTAAGACTAAAGTTTATCCTTATGGGGCAGGACAGGTGTGCTTTCATCATAGAAAGTGTTACTTTTTTATATCACCACATACGATGAGATGGGCGCCAAGACACAAAGCTAATCAGAAATGGTATCGGGGCTATAATAACATAGCTGAGATTTTAGATTCTATTAATGGGTGGTGTGATTATAGAGATAGAAAACAGCAGGTGATTTAATGAAACAGTTTGTATTTGACATTGAGGCCAACGGGTTTGACCCAGACACAGTGTTTTGTGTATGTATCCATGAGTTAAAGAACGAAGATAACATGTATGAGATACATAAGGAGTGTCTCAAGAGAGGCAGGTTTCAGGAGTGGTTAGATGCAGAGGGAGAGTGTGAACTGATAGGACACAACATCATAGGTTATGACATACCTGTATTAGAGAAACTGTTGGGTGCAGACTTTAGCAAGTGTAAGATCACCGACACTCTAGTCATGTCAAGATTAGCCAACCCATCACGCGAAGGTGGACACTCACTGGAGAAATGGGGTAACACACTGGGGCAACACAAGGGAGACTTCAATGATTTTACTACGTATTCAAGAGAGATGGTGGAGTATTGCAAGCAAGATGTTAGGGTTAATGTGTTGGTGTACAAGAGATTACTTCTTGAGCTTGCAGATTTTGGAAGCGAAAGCCTTGAGCTTGAGCATCAAGTACAGACTATTATTAACAGCCAGATCAAAACAGGGTGGCTCTTAGATCAAGAGAAGTCATTTATACTATTAGCGGAACTGAAGGAGAAGAAGTATGAGCTTGAAGACAAGGTGCATGAGACTTTTAAACCACTGCCTACATTTATTAAACAAGTTATACCGAAGACTAAGAAAGATGGTACGTTCTCTGTTGTCGGACTCAAGTTCCTAGGCGATCACTGGGTCACAGCGCAAGCACCATTCAGTCGCATTGATTGGCCCGTGTTTAACCTAGGCTCACGACAGCAGATAGGCAGACACCTAGAGTACTTCGGTTGGAAACCCAAGGCATTCACTGAGACAGGACAGGCCATCGTAGACGAGGCGGTGCTGAAGAAAGTGAAAGGAATACCAGAGGCTACACTGATAGGCGAGTACCTGATGATCCAAAAGCGTATCGCGCAGGTACAGAGTTGGTTAGATGCAGTCAAGGATGATGGTAGAGTACATGGGTACGTCAATCCTAACGGTGCAGTAACAGGCCGTATGACACACTCTAGTCCCAACATGGGGCAGGTTCCTGCGGTCTACTCACCTTATGGAAAGCAGTGTCGTGATGTGTGGATAGTACCAGAGGGTTACAAGCTAGTGGGCATGGATGCTTCAGGTCTTGAGCTTAGAATGTTAGCACACTATATGAATGACGAGGGATACACTAATGAAATACTCACGGGAGATATACACACAGCAAATCAGTTGGCTGCGGGCCTTGACACTAGAGATCAAGCAAAGACTTTCATCTACGCTTTCCTTTATGGGGCAGGAGACTCCAAAATCGGGAGTATCGTTGGAGGAACTAGGCGTGATGGTACAAGACTTAAAGATGCATTCCTATCGAACACGCCTGCTCTTGGAAAGCTACGAGAACGAGTTGGACTGGCGGCTTCAAGAGGCTATGTTTATGGACTGGATAGGAGAAGGGTGTCCATACGATCAGAACACGCGGCATTGAATAGCCTACTCCAATCAGCAGGTGCAATCGTTATGAAGAAAGCACTGTGTTTGTTGGACGAGTACGCTAAGATATGGGGTATTGACTATAACTTTATAGGGAACATCCACGATGAGATCCAAACAGAAGTCAGACAAGAGAAGGCAGAGGTTTTCGGAAGGCTTGCCACCAGTTGCGTCCAAGCAGCAGGAACTTTTTACAACCTCAACTGCCCCCTCGCAGGGGACTACAAAGTTGGAAATAGTTGGGCAGATACCCACTAATAAGGACTGTATTGATTGTGGAACAGAGCTTACACTAGGAGATAACTGGACAGAAGCTAGGCAAGCTCAAGGGAAGTATGTTTGCAAACCTTGTTGGAAAAAGAGAGATGATGAACGCATGTGGGTCAATGGAAAGGAAGTAAAGAAGACACACCCGCTGTACAAAGCAGGACGTTACAAAGGCTTTGAAGAGGCAGCCTTTAGTTCCTTAGAGAACTACACAGACAGTGCAGAAGGCTCAGTGTATGTGATAGCTAACGTGGCTTGGGGTGGTTGGGTTAAGGTTGGCATGGCTGTTGATGCAGAGGATAGGCTAAAGAGTTACCAAACCTCTTCCCCTTTCAGAGATTATGTGTTATACTATAGTTATACTACAGACAATAGAAGGAAGTCTGAAGCTGAAGCACACAGCCTGTTGGAACAGAAGTATGAGAGAAGGAACGAGTGGTTCCTTTGTACACCTAGCCAAGCGGTAGAGGTTTTAAATGGACAAGTCAACGGATAACGTGGTTGCCGATATCTATGCACTGATGGAAAGCAAGGACGCTGACCCATCAGTAGACGTAGAGGCAGAGATAGAGAGGTTCGGGGAAGGAGTAAAGGCTCTCATGCGTACAGAGTTTGGTCGGAAGAAGCGAGAGGATAACCGGAGGCTACGCCTCAGTAACATCGGCCGTACCGACAAGTACTTGTGGAATCACTTTAACGGTACAGACGGTGAAGAGTTACAGCCACACACCTACGTCAAGTTTATGTATGGTCACTTGATTGAAGAGATGTTGTTGTTCCTTACACGTATGGCAGGACACAGCGTGACTGACGAACAGAAGGTGTGCAAGGTAGACGGTATCGTAGGACACATGGACTGTAAGATTGACGGTGTTGTTACTGATGTCAAGTCAGCCAGTAGTTTTGGGTTTAAGAAGTTTAAGGATGGTAGTCTAGTATACGATGATCCTTTTGGCTACATAGATCAGATCAAAGCTTATGCTCACTCTTGCGGAGAGACCAAGGTAGGTTGGCTGACTATGGACAAAGCCAATGGACATCTTACTTACCTTAAGTATGATCTTGAGAACACCTCTAATGAGAAGCTTAAGGAACCTATTACTAACAGGGTTCAACACATCAAGAACATTGTTGAAGGAGATGAACCCACTGAGTACTGTTATCAACCCGTACCGGACGGCAAGTCAGGCAACATGAAGTTAGCAGTGGGCTGTTCTTACTGTCAGTTTAAAGAACATTGCTACCCAGATTTAAGAGTCTTCAACTACGCATACGGGCCAAAGTATTTATGTACCGTAATCAACGAGCCAAAAGTAAGGGAGATTACTTTCGATGAAACAGGCTTTTAGATCAGGGTTAGAGAAGAAGTTATCAGAGAAGCTAGACGGGCAGTACTTGTTTGAACCTTACGGTCTGCCCTACACCACACACAGGACGTACCTACCGGACTTCGTACACGAAGACAAGGCAATACTGATAGAGTGCAAGGGCTTCTTTAGAGTAGGTGATACACAGAAGTACAAGGCAATCAGAGACTCCATGCCTGAGTGGGAGATAATCTTTGTCCTGTCCAACCCAAGCAAGAAGGTACGCAAGGGCGGCAAGCTAACAATGGGGGAGTGGTGTGTTAAGGAAGGCTTTAAGCATTACACTGTAGACACTTCAAAGGAAATGACCAAGTACATTAAAGGGAAGAAGCTACCATGCCACTAACCCTAGAGGAACTTAAAGAACAAGTGATCGCTATGCTAGATGAGGAGTTGATATGTGAGATGTTGTCAATCAATACGTCAGACCTAGTAGATGCTTTTGAGGATAGGATAATTAAAAACTTTGACAAACTAGCAGAGGAGTTTGAGCAAGATGACCAGATTGAATGAGGCAACACCTAGCATGTGGGACAAAGTAGCACGTAGTAACACAAACCGTGACACAGAGACAGAGAAGGGAAGACAAGAAGCATGGCAGGAACTAGCGCACGTAGGCTTAGAAGCTTGGGCAACACCTGCGGAGGAAGAGGCAGAAGAGTATCAAGAAGACATGGTAGGCGCACCATACCACTACAACACAGGCAACATAGAGTGTATTGATGCAATAGAGGAATCCATGTCCAGTGTTGCATTCAAGGGCTACCTCAAGGGTAATTGCATGAAGTACCTGTGGCGCTACGATTACAAGGGCAAGTCGGTAGAGGACTTACAAAAAGCAGGTTGGTACTTAAACAAGCTAACGGAAATGGTTATAGAGGAGAATAGCTAATGCTTAGTAGATGGTGGAGAATCTGGGCAAAGTCTTTAGGAGAGAAGGTTGGAAGCACAGACAAACAGGCAGACACAGTAGCTGCGATACGCACCTTTTGGTGGATAATACACATACTCACATGCTTTATGATAATCACACACAATGCAACTAACTTAGGTTGGTTATAACAGGAGAACAAGATGGATCAGTATCAGCAGTTTATACACAAGAGCCGCTATGCACGTTGGCTACCAGAGGAAGGACGCAGAGAAGCGTGGGAAGAGACAGTTAACCGATACGTTAGTTTCTGGGTAGATCGTGGACAGTTAGATCAGAAGACAAGTAGCGAAATGTTTAAAGCTATATACAATTTAGAAGTAATGCCTAGCATGAGATGTATGATGACAGCAGGTGTTGCACTAGCCAAGGATAACGTAGCAGGCTTTAACTGTAGCTACCTAGCCATTGACTCACCACGTAGCTTTGACGAGCTTATGTATGTACTGATGTGTGGCACAGGTGTAGGCTTCAGTGTTGAACGTAACTTCATAACCAAACTACCTGTCATAGCTGAGACATTCCACAAGACTGACAGTGTTATTGTTGTTAGTGACAGCAAGATTGGTTGGGCTTCAGCCTTCCGTGAGTTGATCGCTATGCTGTACGCAGGCAAGATACCACAGTGGGACATGAGCAGAGTTAGAGTGTCAGGTGCAAGACTCAAGACCTTTGGAGGCAGAGCATCTGGCCCAGAGCCTTTGATTGACCTGTTCAACTTCTGTGTCGCAGCGTTTACCAAGGCAGCAGGACGCAAGCTAACATCTATCGAGTGTCACGATGTTGTCTGTAAGATTGCTGACATTGTAGTTGTTGGTGGTGTACGTAGGTCTGCACTGATCAGCCTGTCTAACCTGTCTGACCCACGCATGGCAAAAGCTAAGTCAGGAGACTGGTGGAGAAACGAAGGGCATCGTAGACTCGCTAACAACAGCGTAGCGTACACTGAGAAGCCTGACTTCGAGTCCTTCCTCAGTGAGATGCAGAACATGTACGAGTCTAAGGCAGGTGAGCGTGGTATCTTTAGTCGTGTAGCGGCACAGAAGATAGCGGCACGTAACGGACGTAGGGATGCTGATCAGGACTTCGGAACTAATCCTTGCAGTGAGATCATCCTACGCAGTAATCAGTTCTGTAACCTGTCAGAGATTGTTGTACGAGGTGATGACACACTAGATACACTGAAGAAGAAGGCACGTATGGCCGCTATCATAGGCACACTACAGGCTACCCTGACTGACTTCCGGTACTTACGTAGCGTTTGGAAAAAGAATACAGAGGAAGAGGCTCTACTGGGCGTAAGCATGACGGGTATCATGGATCATTGGCTGTTGGGCAAGGGAGAGTCGAAGGACTTAGCGAGGTGGTTAGAGGAAGTAAGAGATGTTGCTGTTGATACAAATGAGATATGGGCTGATAAGCTTGGCATTGCTCAGTCTGCGGCTATTACATGTGTCAAGCCGTCTGGTACTGTGTCTCAGCTTGTTGACTCTGCTAGTGGTATACACCCTAGGTTCTCTAAGCATTATATTCGCAGAGTACGTAGCGATAGGAAAGACCCGCTTGCAATCTTTATGGAAGGAAAAGGATTCCCAGTAGAGCAAGACGTAACCTCTGAGTCTACACAGGTCTTTAGCTTCCCTGTCAAAGCTCCTGAGAACTGTACCACTGTCAGCGAAGTAGGCGCTATGGAGCAACTAAAACTTTGGAAAGCTTACCAGAACCATTGGTGTGAACATAAACCAAGCATTACAGTTTATTACACAGACAGCGAGTTCCTGCAAATAGCACAGTGGATATGGGAAAACTTTGATCTCTGTAGCGGTATAAGTTTGTTGCCGTATTCCGACCATGTATATCAGCAAGCTCCGTATGAGGACATAACAGCAGAGAAGTATGAAGAGTTACTTGCATCTATGCCCGTTGATGTAGATTGGGAAGACCTTGGAAACTTTGAGATGGAGGATAACACCACAGGGTCACAAGAGTTAGCGTGTGTCGGTGGAGCGTGTGAGATAGTGTAGATTGTTTCATATAGTTTACAATGTATACTGTAGTATACAAAAGCCCTATAGGATAAAACCTGTAGGGCTTTTTTGTTACTCAGTAGAATCAATTAACCCCGCAGTTACTATCCCTGTTTTAATCCCTGTTGTCATCCTATTACCTAATTCTGTAATAAACTGAGGGGAAAGAATAACACCTTTTGCTTCTGCTGCGCTTACTGTTTTTAACATAGATATGACCTTATCTACACTTTCAGGTTTAATTTTTTTATTCGCTACAAACGCAGGTAGGGCTGATTTTATAACATTAAGAAGAGATGGGTTTCTTACAGCACCTAGCTCACCACTAGCAACACTTAATTGAAAACCCGAACCTAGAGATTCTGCTCTTTCTAAAATAGACAACTCATCTAATACGTTATCTATTTTCTTAGCAGCTGCCGACCCTTTAAACAACTCGTCAAAAGTTTCTCTGTACTTAGGGTCTGCAAGTTTGGTTCTAAGTGCTTTATAAGAAGGAATACTATCTGCTTGTCCTGAGCGTAACGTAGCTTCTAAAAAACCTTTACGTATTCCTATCAGGGGGTTTTCGCTTAGACCTGCAATTTTAGTCCCTTTACCCAATGAAGCTTGATATTCAGCTGCTAGTTTCTTTAAGTTTTTTATTTCTTGGAGACCAACAGTGTTGCCTGTTTCCGTTAACATAGCTCCTATTTTAGTAGGATCATCCACTTTTAAAGCTTTTTTCAACCACGTAGAAGAAACTACATCTTTACCTCTTTTATAAAAATCAGTAGCTTCTTTGTATTTAGCTTTAAGGACAGGGTTTGTTTTAGCAGCGTTGTCCATCGCTCTTTGAAGAACATCAGCTGTCTCCCCTAATACATCTGCCCTAGCACTATCTACATTAGCTCCTCCAGTTACATCATGCAATTGTTTTTTAACTAAAGATAGTCTCTTATGTGCTTCAAAGAAAGTTAAATTATTAGGTAATTGCTCTAAGTACTTAATATCCCCTGCTACTCCAGAGTTAGGGTAGTTAAACTGAGCAATGGGGCTACCTTCTTTATTAAACTTAGGTTTAGCTCTATAATTATTTTTTAATTTTTTAGCTGTTTTTATTGCATCTTCAGTTGCATCTACAATAACTTTTTTACCTAACTTCTCTACTGTCTTGTACAGTGGATCAACAAGCTCTCTCAATGCTTGGTCGGTCTGACCAATAAGTGCTTGCAATGCTCTTCCCTGCTCTTTAGGTGTCCCTGCTTTTAAAGAACCTACAAGCTCTTCAACTTGTTTCCCCATGTATGTTCCATAGCCGTCTATGTAGTTGTTTACAGTCTGCTTAGTTACTTGCGAAGCGTTGGCAATAGACGTAATAAATCCCGCCCCCTTCCCCTGTGGATTGACCATTGAAGGCAGCAAAGAAGAACCGTATTCTTTTAACTTTTTTTGTAGATCAACAATAGTATCTATTTGTTTTGGGTCTAACGCTTTTTTACCTGTTAGTTGTTTACCTGCTGACCAAGCCGCTTTAGCAGAAGGCATAGCAATCCCTAACACAGTAGTAACTATTGCGTCTGTCTGAGCAGCATCTAATGCTTCCTGTACGGCTAAATCAGGATTAAACTCACGACCTTCGATTAGTGCTTCAGCTCCTTCACCTGCAAATTTACTAGCAAATACAGCGGATGCTGAAGCTCCCACACCAAAAACTAAAGCACCTGCTGCTGAACCAAAAGGTGGAAAGAAAGGCGCACCAACTGTTGCTCCTGTGGTAGCGGCAGGAGAAGCAACGGCTAACGCGCTACCAATTTCTAAAACTGGGGCAATCCAATCTGCCCAAGTGTTAGGGTCTACAGTATTAGAGGTAGGGTCAATAACTGTTTCTTCTGTAGCATCGCCAAAGTTTAACTTAGCTAACAACTCAGGGTCTGTGACTTCTTTGTTATCAGTAGTCCCTAAACTGGCATTATTAAAATTTAACTCAGCCAACAACTCAGGATTTGTAACTTCTTCATAGATAGACATTAGTTGTTCCTTTATTTTTTATACACAGCTGTTTTACCTAGTTCCACTACTTTGTCAGTTTTAGGGTCTTTGTAGTAAACCATGCCATTATCTAGCTGTGTGTGGTTAGGCATTGCGGGGGAAGAATAATCAACGCTTGGTAATTTCCCATTTAAAGTCAAAGCAAAATTCTTATAGTGGTTTTCTACAACGCTTAACTGATCTCTAAAAAACTCAGAACCTGCGGAAGGATCAAGAGACTGTAAAGCTCCTTGTAAAAGCAGTAATTCAGCTACAGCAATAGAACCTAAAGCTCCTCCAGTTTTAGATTCATTACGCATTTGCTGTAATCTATCAAAAGCTAAAGTAGAGTTTAATTGAGTAACAATAGCGGTTAGTTTTTTAGAATCAGTAGGGACTATAGGCATGTTTGCAAACAACCCATATCCAAATCCCGCCGCCCCTTCGTCAATTAACTCTTTAGCGCCTGTTATGCTAGTAAGGACATTATTAATTGTTGACAGCTTGCTTTCAAGGTTTACTCTTCTCAAGATTGCTTCGTCTGTTGTTTCTATTGTGTCGGCAGTTGTTTCAGACCCTGTTGTTAGATTTTTAACTGTAGTAGTCCCGTTAGCGTTAACTGTGGTTTTATACTCAGGCATTGACGCAATACCTAGGTCTCCTACGTTTTTACCGTTTCTGTCTAAAGCAACATGATTTACAATACCAGTAGTACCGTCAACAACTTCAATTGTTTTAAAAATTTCAACCCCCTCAAGCGTTTTAAGCTGACCAATACCTGCTTTTATAGCATCCTTATTACCTGTTTTAATAAGAGGTATCAAAGGACTATCTTTTGGTAAAGCATCAATTAACGCTGTTGCTTGGGTGTTAACAGAGTTACTAGCAACAAGCTCGCTTGCACTTTTTGCTTCTTTAACCATTACTTCCCTTTCTTTTAAAGCATAATCACGTTCATCTATCCTCTTTTTTTCAGCTGCAATAAGAGGCGCTGTCTGCATAGCCTTAATCCTAGCCGTAGTCTTAGCTGCACCCGCTAGATCACCAGTGGCTTGTTGTATCTGAGCTAACTTTGCTAGATCAGCCTCTTTACTCAGGTCTAACTGAGCCATAGCCATCTGTAGTTGCTCTGCCATAGGCGCTGCGCCACCTGCACTACGCCTCATGCTTTCCATGCCACCTTGCATCATGCGATTAGCGTTAGCACCCATAGCTAACTGCTGCTGTTGAACACTAAGGTTTGGGTTTACGGGCTGTTGTGAAACCCCTGTTAACATACCTGCCATATCTAATGCCATTATATTAGTTCCTTAACAAAAAGTAAATCTATAGTACATTTATTCATAGCTATTACCCCAAGCTGCTGCTGCTGCTATTTGTTCAGGAGTCGCACCTGTTGAATAATTTATTTGATCAGGTGTGGCTGTGCCGTAGTTAGGAGTAGTTGAACCACCGAAGCCAAGCTTATCACCCAACCAATTAAGACCTTGGTTAACAAGACCACCCTCATTAGTCAACATACCACCATTAGGATTTAAAACCCTGTTTATTAACTGCTCTTGCATAGTAGGTGCTTGTCCAAAGGCACTTGACATTAGACCCTGCATCTGCTGTTGCTGTAGCAAGTTAGCCATGTTAGCACCTTGCATGTAGCTCTCAACACCTTGACCACCCGCAACTGCTTGTAGTTCTGCACCACGCTGTTGACCACGTTGAGCCAACTCAGCGGAAGGCAGACCGGAACCAAACATGCTAAGAGCCTGCTGTTGTGGTTGATAGCCCAACCCTTGAAACATACCACCTAACTCAGCAGCTTGCGACTGTTCAGACATTGACTGTTGACGCGCACCTAAGTTAGCCCTTGCCATAGCTTCCTGAATAGCAGTCTCTTGCGCTAACAACTCAGGAGAAGAACCACCATAAGCATTGGAACTTATACCTAAACGACCTTGTGACAGCATACGCTCTTCTAGTGCTAGACGCTGACGTTGCTCTTCAGGACGCTGTGTGGCTCTCATCTGCTCATATAACTGTGCTTGTGCTGTAGAAGGGTCTTGACCTACTTGATCAAAAAAACCTCCTGCCTTACCCATTAACTGGCTCTGCATAGCCTGCTGTTGAGGACTAAGGTTAACACTAAGGTTGCCTGTCGGGTCTGCTTGTACGTTAGCAAGGTTAGAGGTAACACCAAAAGGTTTAAACTGTGTAGCGTCAGAGGCTCGTTTACCTAGTTGCTCAGACAAGTTAAAGCCTGCTGTACCTGCACCCAAGGCTCCTTCAATGCCCTCCTGCCCTGCGTAGTAACCTGCGGCTCCTTGTAAAGCTCCTGTAAAGTCTCCTGAGAGCAAGCCGCCTAAAGCTAGACCACCGTATGCAGCAGTGTTGCTTGGGCCTGTAGAGGGCAATGAAGGCAGTGTCATTATCTCATCTTCCATTGTAATATCGCCGGGGCCATCATATAAAAGCCCGCCCCCTTGGTATTGATTGTCGAATTTGGGGTACTGCCCAAGGGGATCCATACCGCCTTGTTGCAGAAGCGGATTCGCAGGCGGAAACGAATATGGGCCGCCTGTGTTTGATGGTATGCCCCACTGTATCTCGTCACCTTGTTGCATAGGTGGTGGCGGTGTAAGGGATGCATTGTTTGATGGGCTGTAAAGCCTGTCCTGCAGAAGCGGATTCGCAGGCGGAAACGGATATGGGCCGCCTGTTATTGGGGGCGGACCGAGTTTTTCGAGACCAGAACCTCGTGGGTCACTTATTCTCATTGGGGGAATACCGTTCTGGAACGAACCTCGTGGGTCACTCATTGTCAATGGGCCATCCCTTTCTGGGGGTTGGAGACCATAACCTAGTGGCTCTCGTTGAAACTGCGGCCCATATCCTCCTCCTCCATAATTATTACCCATTAAAGCATTAGTCATGTTAAAGTCTTGAGATGCTCGTTTTTTCTCTTGATCAGATAAAGCTCCACCTGACTGAGAAAAGTAACCGTAAGGATTACCGCCTAAAGTTTTTATTTGGTTCTCAAGTTGCCTAGTACCTTCATGATACTCTGGGCCGAGAGGCGCGATGGTCCTGATACTGGCCCGATTATTAAGATCATTATACAGCTTGTTTAAATTCTGATCTTCTACATACTGAGTTTGCGGCGGCATTTGTAAAAAACCGTTACGAGCAGGTTCGATTGGAGACATTAGTATGCTCCTCCAGTTATTGTGTCAGCCGTAAGAGTACCTGATATATTCACAGTGACGGCTGTAGTAGTCCCTGTCAAGGCAGTGTTAGCAGTGTTGGCTTTAGTAGCACTGGCTGTCGCTATGTTATTAAACTCAGCGTCTATCTCTGTACCTTTAACTATTTTATTAGGATTGCCAGAAGAGAGAGCATCTTTTGCTGCAAAGTTAGTGGTTTTTGTATAGTTGGACATTAGATGAGTCTCCCTAGTAGAGCATGTATGTCGATTTTTTGAATTGAAAAGGATGAAGAATTAATCTCAGACTCTATGCCAATAGTAACTACTTCTCCACTGCCTGTTGTATTTATTTTAGGAGTGTTAATAGTACTGTTGGCTACGTACTGAGCAATATTATATTGAGCTATACCGTACTCTGACACTCCTGCTGAAGCAGTGAAGATCAGTGCTTGCTTAGTATAGTTGGAAGTGTAATCATAACCCCAGTTAAGAACAGCTTCTGTTGCTTGACCACCGATTATAGTTACGTTAAACTTCTTTAGGAACTTTAGATTAGAAGTGTTGCCAAAGTCTAGAGGGTTACTAAAATAGCGCATCTGATATTTTTCTGTGCCATCTAAGTATCCTGTGTAC